ATTTGTACCATTCTTTTTTAACCACAAATATATAGTGTCAGTTCCACCTGTTTCTTTTAATTGTGTGGAGAATGTAATTGAATAAACACCTGTGTTTGCTATAGTTAATCTTGAACTTGATACTAATGTAACACCATAAGTTGTACCTGTATTGTTATAAGTTATACTACCTGAAACACCCGCTGCTAATGTTTGTGTTTGAGTTGAGTAAAAATCACCAACATTAAATTGTAAATTACCACCTACTGTTAATGAACCAGTTACATTTAATGAACCTGTAATTACTGTATTTGACGGTATATTAAATGAACCTGTGATACCATATTTGCTGAAAGCAATATTACCATTACCATCACTTATAACAACTGAACCTGACGCATTATTACCTCCCATTTGTTCTAATGTTAAACCATATCCAATAATTGTATTTGCTGAACCTGTTCTTGGAAGAAGAGCGTCTGGTCCAATGTAATTATTTTTACTACCAAGAAAAAATCCATCACCTGCGTTTGAACCTCCATTAATAACAACATTATTTGAACCTGATATAAACTGAAACATTGCGTTATGACCGAACGCTGAATTATATTTTGAACCAGAACCAATACTATTACTAGTACTACCACCTAACGCTGATAAAACACCTCTACCTAAACCTGTATTTCTTTCTACATTATTTGCTCCCTGCATAGCGAAAGCACCAATAATAGTATTTCTTGAACCTGACACTATTGACTGTCCTGCGTTACCACCAATCATTGTATTTTGATTTATAGAATTAATACTAGCGAAAGACCCTGAACCTAAAAATGGCATAATATTAGTTCCAATTGCCGTATTTAAACCTGCGGAAACACCAATACTAAAAAGACCTAATGAACCTGAACCAATTGCTACATTACTTGTTGAAGTTGTATTTGATTGTAGAGCACCAGCACCGATTGCCACATTTGTAGAAACATTACCACCACCTTTACCTACTGTTAAACCATTAACTAATATATCTTGTGATGTTGATAATGAACCTGTGATTAATTGACTACCACTTACTATTAATGAACCTGTTATAGATTGTGTTGTTGCTATTGAACCTGTTGTTATAAGTCCTGTTTTATCAGTTAATCCACTCGTTCCTGATGAACCATCCGTTCCATTACTGCCACTTGTTCCATCTGTACCTGAACTTCCTGAAGAACCGTCTGTTCCTGAAGAACCACTAGTTCCATCAGTTCCATTACTACCACTTGTGCCATCTGTTCCACTACTACCATCTGTTCCTGAAGAACCACTTGTTCCGTCACTTCCATTAGAACCTGACGTACCATCTGTTCCGTTACTTCCTGATGTTCCACTAGTACCATCCGTTCCATTAGAACCTGATGTACCAGAACTTCCATCACTACCGTTACTACCTGATGTACCACTGGTACCACTACTTCCATTAGTTCCATTAGAACCTGAAGAACCTGAACTACCTGATGAACCATTTGTTCCATTACTTCCTGATGTACCACTACTTCCATTAGAACCTGAAGTTCCTGAAGAACCATTTGTTCCATTAGAACCTGAACTACCTGATGAACCATTTGTTCCATTACTTCCTGATGTACCACTACTTCCATTAGAACCTGATGAACCGTTAGTTCCATTAGAACCTGATGTTCCACTTGTACCATTGGTTCCGTTTGTGATTGGAACATTATTGATAAAGAATGAACCTGATATGTTCACTTGAGTTAAACTCATTTGTAATGGACTATTATCTCCATCACCTGTTTGTATTGTCTGTAATGTATTGGTTAGTCCTTGTGTACTATCAGTCATTTTTAATAGACCTTGAAAGGAACTTGATACATATTGATTTGTTAATTGACCCATGTTATATTAATATTTTTTGTTTATACTTTTCTCCATACTGTTGATATTGTGTTCCATAATTCTGCCAACTCATACCATTTTTTGTTTGCTGTTACGAATGGTAATTCAGGAAGAACACATCTGTTATAATCAAATGGTTGTGTTATTTGTAAGTTCATTGTCCATCCTCCCAATACCGTTTCAAATCTTTCAAGGAATGGTTCACACGTTGCGTTCCAATTACACTCATACTCACTTAAATACAATACTGTAAATATATCCTTACAAATTTCTAACCCATCGTTCATCACATCTCGTTGATTTGAATAATCATCTTCCACTATATCTGATATTATTATTTGAAAGTTATATATCATTTCATTCTGTGCCAGTGTTGTTTGACCTGGTACAATCCACATCCTCGTATATAATGGTTCTTTCTTGGTCTCTATATCTAATGTTAATTGTGTTACATCACCAAACCCATAAGAGTTAATCTGTTCGTGTGCTCTTGCTATCTCTTTTAAATCATCCAATATTAATTTGTAATTAACTTCATTCACCGATGTTGGTAATGTTAATCCTGATATTGGTAATACACAAGTATTATAATCAAACGGTTGTTCTATTGTTATGTTCAATGTCCATCCACCTAATAGTGTCTCATATCTTTCCAAGAATGGTTCAGCAGGACTATTCCATAATGGTTCATAATCTATACTGAATCCACCAAATGTTGCTGTATATGATTGATATAGAATGGTCCATACATCTTTAACCGTTTCCAATGTGTCAGACATAACATCTTCCTGATTGGATAGGTCAGCATTAATAATATCACATATGATAATTGAGAAATTATAGTCCAATCTATTCTGTGCTAATACAGTTTGACCTGGTACCACATACATTTTCATATATACAGGTTCCTGTTTGGTCTCTATATCCATTGTAAGTTGGGTAATATCACCATAACCAAAAGAATTAATCTGTGGGTTATAATAAGCTATACCACTTAAATCCTGAATAATCTGTTTATAATTGACTGGCATATTGATTATACATTTTTAAACCTTCTTCTACTGTATTAACAATACCTAACTGTAGATGTTTCTTTTTATTTTTATCCCAAAATCTTACTCTAAATCTATCACCATATTTTTCTAATTTCTTTCCACCGTGATAATGTAATACATTATTTAATTGTGTACACCATTCTAAATTATCAACATTATTATCTAATTTATTACCGTTTTTATGGTTTATTACTGTATAATTATTTGGATTTGATATATATGTTTTAGCAACAATTTGATGTATATATATTTGTTTCCCACTTAAATTCACCTGTAAATAACCTCTATTTGTTAAACGAGGTTTAAGTAATTTGTTTCTTCTAATTGAGAAGACACTTCCATCAGTATTAATTTTGTAGTTCACCATATTAGTAAATATAAAAAAACCAAAAGCGTATTATGAATTACGTGCTTGTTTCATAATTCTTTCTTGCTCTTGGTCGTAGTTTATTAAAAAGGATAGTTGGTTTAAAACTTCCACCACCGTTTTTTCGTAGATGTACTCGTGTTTTGCAAAATCATTTCCAGCCAATTTATTGACGACAACGAACCAACCATAGACCGATTGAAAAGAGCGCTCATTATAATCTTCCTCAAACTCCATACGAGCTTTATCCTCATCCATATTGGCAATCTCGGAGTCAAAGACAGCTGGAAATAATTTGAATATCTGTTTGCGTAATTGATAAAAAAAAACTGTGCCGATAATATGACACCAACATCTAATTTATTCTTAAATAGTTCAGCCCGTTTCTGCATGTTCTTAACATCATACTTCTCAATATCAAAATCGTGATTGGACCTTTCACTAATAATTGGTCTATACATTATTGCTGCAAGAATGTGTAACATATCTAATACCTCATCTTCTTTCTTGGTACTGATTGTGTCCATATCCACATATTCTGCAAACGATAGGTCCTCCCACTTGGGGAAGAACCCATAATGAACACCATCCAATTCAAACCTATCTTTAAACTTGGGTCTTTCTGTTGGTATTAGTTTTAGAATTTCTGATGCTAAATAATTAACCTTCTCAAAATCTGTCTCCAATAAATCCTCAACAGGTGCTCCTGTAAATAAGTTCACCAACTTCGCTGCATAATAATCATCCGAGAATAAATCTTTTAACTTATACATCTTAACATAATGACCTATCGTCATTACTTCTGGAATCTCGTACTGTTTATCTTCTAACTTAAATTTTGTCATTTTCTTCCCCATTTTTTATCTTTATTACTAATCTTGTAATTACATCCACACGATTTAGTATTATTCCTTTCAACGTTTTGTATTATAACCATCTTCTCATTACCACAATCACATTGGAATATTCCTGTCTTATAATGACTATTACCTGATTTAATATAACCTGTACGTTTGATTAGTGTTAGTTTGTTTTGTTTTTCTCCTATATCCATATGAATAATATAAACTTTTTTTTAGATAAATGAAATTGAATATTTACCTGTTGTCTTTTGATTTTTAATATGGAAATACATACCCATCATAACAGCATCACTTATATCGGGTGACCTACCTAATAGTTTCTTTTGTTCGTCTTTTGATATTACAGCAACCTTACCATCTTTATCAACGTTCTTTAATTTAACAGATAATAGTTCTTGTGTCAAGTCATCAACTGTTGAAGGGTTATTAATATTAATACTAATCAATCCCTGTTTAAACATTTCAGAAAGTTTAAGATAAGATTGTGATTTTAGATTGGTGAAGTTCTGATTGTGTAATGGTTTAGCATTATTCATAAAGTTAATTCCACGTAATTGGTCCCCAACTCCTGAACCTATACCATCTGTATCTACAATAATATTCTGTGGATGAACACCATATGTTGACATTAATATTTTTATTTCTTCTGATAATTGGACCGTTGATAGTTTCCTGAATATAAATATTTCAGTTATAACTAGTCCAACCCACATGACAACAACAGACCTATCATCTCCAAATCTACTTACATCACAGGATAATCTTTTAACATCATTTGGATTTGGTGCCATTCTATACATTGATGAACTGATTAAATCAAAATCAAATATTGAACTAATGTCTGATGTATATCTCCAATTACCATTTAATAGTCTCTCACGTTGTAATGTTGGAAGTTCTTTTAACATTTCAATATAGGAGTCAGGAAGATATGGATTATCGTATGGTAAGGATGGTATGAATATTTTATTATCTTCTAATGTACCTTCTTCGTGAGGAAGATAAAATCTTGTCATTAACCAATTCTGACCAGGATTTGATGTAAGTAATATTTTAGGTATAAGATTATATTCATTCAATTTAAAACGGATACGTGATTTGAGAATTGAGAATGTCTCAAAACTTATTTGTACAGCCTCATCTACATATACTGCCGTTAATTCTAAACCACCAAGACTGTCTTTATTAACGTCAGATGGTTTATCCTCAAGGTCCTTTAATATTATCTCCGAACCGTTATAGAATGTTAATACGTTTGATTGTGCATTATATGTATAATGTTTATCAGATAGTAAGTTCATAAATTTGGGTGATAATACTTCCAATAAGGTTTTGAATGTTGTTTGTTTAAGGGTAGCTAATACCGTTCTACCTATCAATGTTCTTATACCAGGATACTTTAAACATAAAGTTACAATCCAAATACAACCTAATGTACTTTTTGATCCTCCTGCACTACCACCGAAGCATATCTCATTTGTAGTATTATCTGTTAGATATTTCCAAGCCAATGATTGTTTAGGTAGTAAATTTATATCAGCCATTACTTTCTTTTATTCTCATTTTGTTGTGATGGTGTTGCCCATCTACAATTATTAGGTTCATAATTACCATATACATTAATTCTATCAATACTATATTCTTTACTTGGTTTATTTCCCATATCATTTAAGAAATTTTCAAACGAATTAATCCATCTATCACATACTTTTATTCCATATTTACCATACCAATTCCAATTTTTAGTACCTTCTTTCTGTCTACATCTTTTTTTCATATCACACCATGTTCTAAATAAAGGATGTGTTGATAGGTTATGTGTCCTATTTCTATTTGATAATTGTTCTGAATGGAAACAACCACAACTAACATTGTTTTTTATTGTGTTAATGTTATTTTCTTTAATTGTACCACAATCACATTTTACTAAAAACCTTCTTCGTGATTTTCCTGAAGGATAAACATATGGTTTTACTTCTTTTATTATAGTCCACATATTGAATTTATCACCTGATATTACGTCTAACTTTTCCATTTACGAAGTTTTGGTCAATTATTAATATAAAAAAAATTACTCATTATTCAAAATAATATTAACTGATATTGATTCCCCATTACTTGTTAAGTCAATTTTAACTGGTTGGTCCAATCCATATATCTTACTAATGTCTCTTAACACTTCTGCTTCAACCCTACGGTTTCCTGCTAACCTTGAACGATTTAGAAGGTCATACAGACGGTTTAATTGTTCAGACAGTATTTCCTCTCGTTCTTGAGAGAAACGTTCTTTAAGACGGTTCCTACAATCAGTCCACATACTTTCTGCTGCTCTTGTTGTTATGTTAAACTCTTTTGAAGCTATATCTCTAAATTCTGTATAACTTTTCTTTTCATACACGATTAGTTCAAACACCCTAACCATCTTTTCTTCATACTCAAATTCTGTGGACTTTCTTCCACCTGATGCTACTTTTGCCATAATATATTAATTTTCATTAGGTTTTATTCTTGATGATAGATGTGCCAAGTGTGTGATTTTCTGTTCATCGGTCATCGTGGACATTCTTCTTACTTGTCTTTCATACATCTTCTTAACGTCCTGTTCTTTCTTTCTTTTGTATCTTCTTTCTGCTCCCATCTTATATTAATTTTAATGTGTTTCTAACATAATGTTCCATTTTGATATAAGCTCTATTCTTACAACAACTATATACAATATGTTCATTGAATAAATACATATATATGTCATTTACTTTAGTTCTTATCTCTATAGTCATACCACTAACTCTTAACGCTTCAAGTGCAAATAGTATTTCCTCGTTGGAATATTTCTGTTCTGTTATTATTGGTTCTTCAACCTTTTTTATCTTTCCCATGCTAATCGTGTATTAAAGGATAATCTTCATCCTTATCTTTTATTGGTTCTATTATATCTATATTATTATACCAATCATCTACCAAACTAATTTCTTCTTTAGTTGGTTCTCTTTCATCCACCGTTACTAACTTAACTGTTTTTGGATTCTGTATTACTTTTTCTTTCTTACCGCAGTTACATCCCATCTTTAATTGTTTATTTTGTTTATTATGTCGGTTTTAACCTGCTTTCTTATTTCATTAATATAACGACTAATTGATTGATTTGGTATGTTTGTTTTTCTACTCACTGCTTTCATTGAACGATTTAAAGAAAGATAGAGGTCCAACAAACTTTTCTTAAACCAATCTAATTCCGAATAGTTTAATTCCAATAGTTGATATATCTGTTCTTGTTCAAATTCTTCTTGTTCATATGATAAGTCCCAACAGGTTGCAACATCTACATTCATTATCTGTCTTTCCCTCCTTATACGATAGTGGAACGGACTGGTCTTACTAAAGTAATTAATCCTCATCACCGCTACTATATAATACTTTATACTAT